AAATCATTAACAAGTATAAAACTGAGGCCACAACATGTGGCATCAGGACACGTTCTTGAGCAGTATTACCTAACGAGGGAACGCTTATGCCAAGAGACAGATTGGGGAACAGGCGCGGAAAATTACGCCGAAGGAGTAGTAGGATTGGACCATGTTAATGACATTTTTGTCGTGAAGCATGCTCCAGGGTTTCTCTTTACGGTTTTTAACGGTTTTAGGACCGTAGCCACCAGCATCGCACTAGCTTGCTTTGGATGCTGTGAGCCAGAAGTGCTTGAAATTAATCCCGCTTTAAATAGCGAGTCAAGCAGACTTGTGGCTGAGTTTGAGGCTTTCGTTTACACGGAGGCTGCGGTGGGAAATGGCGTGTCTGATAGTGGCGAAACGACACGTAGGGAATTAGGAGAATCGAGCAAACTACTCGACAGTGCAGTACATGGTCTAGTCCAGTCAATTGATAATTTTTATCTACCTGACGGGACAGAGAGGCCAGACCTTGGTGAAGAAGATATCGTCCGTCTGGATGGTCTCAAGGCTGAGGAAGTGCAAGTCAAAAGAGTGGTTGAGGATGTAGAGCAGCGACTCCGACAGGAGGCTGTGGATGCGTCCCGCAAGGCAATGAAGGTTGACACCAGGGGGTGGAACCGACGGCGTAGACGCCGGCACAGACGTGTCGGTTTATTCGCCATTGTTGTTTGGGCTAAGACGATTTTTCGACCGGAGGTTCAGCCATCTGAGTCTGTGTATTTGACGGTTCGTAGCCGGATTAACAAACAGATGTTAGAAGTGGGGTGGCGCGATCATGATCGCCATCGGGACTTGGATACAGCAGTGTCAATGACACTGTGTCCCATGAACACGGATCTGAGGGCTGCTGCATTACGACATACCATACCGTTCATCGTGAACATGGAATCGTACTTGCGGTTGTGCCCAAGGAGTAAGGATTGCTAGGGGTGCCCTGCATCGGCGTTTTCCGCGAGATATGAACATTCAATTTGTTCATTGCCATTCCCGGCAAAATCGCGGTTTAGGGAGCGTCGTAGCGGGGTACCTCCGGTACCGCGGACCCTCACCAGGTTCGCAGAGTTCGGTAGCGGCATTGAAAAAGTCGTATATAATTCGAACTGTGGGGAAGTAAAGAGCGCTTTGCTTGAGAGAGTTTTCTTTGTGCAGACTGCGGGGGTTTTTCACCCCCCGTATAAGCCAGAAAAGGGCGCCATTATGAAAATATTTGGCAAACTTGCCCAGAGGTTGAAGAGGTGGAGTGTAGGCATAGTTGTTGCGTCTCATAGCCAGTTTCTTGATCGGTATACCGGTTCGAAACTGAGGACGTATCAACGTGCGAGTGACACACTCCTCGTTAAACCACTGGGGAAAACAGACTTCATTGTGAAGGGATTCATTAAGGATGAGAAAATGGCTCCCGGCAAAGTGCCGAGACTGATTAGACCGATGCACCCGAGGACCAACCTTGAGTTGGGGTGTTATATCTATCGTCTGGAGAAGTGCATATACGGCCTGTTAAACAGGCTGATGCGGCAGCGTGGTGGCACTAGGGTTAGTGTCGCCAAGGGGCTAAATTGCGTGGACATGGGTGGGCTGGCGGCTAGGAAACACGCCCGCTTTGTCCGTTGTGTGGTCCTCATCTTAGACTGTGAACGATTTGACCAGCATTGTAGTATTTAAATACTTCAGTGGGCTCGTTCACTTGTGGTCGACTGCGGCCATCTCTCCGGAGATGACCGTCGGAAGTTAACCACACTCCTTGACGCGCAGTTAAGGACCGTGTTATGGTCCAACTGCGTTGATGGAGAGATAAAGGTGAATGTGGAGGGAACTTTGAATTCCGGTGTTATGAACACGAGTCTCTACGGAGTCTTGATAACGTTCTTCCTGGTTTTCTCGTTCGCCGACGAAAGATTTGCGAAGTTTGACATACTTTGTGCCGGCGACGATACTAACTTATTCGTCGAGGCTGAGAATGCAGAATTCGCGATAACGCACATACAACAACACGCTAAACAGCTTGGTTTTAAGCTAAAAATTGAGGAAGTTGCAATGGAATTGGAAGAGATGACCTTTTGCCGGATGCGTCCCGTTTACAACGGGAGTTTTTGGAGGATGGTGAGGTCCCCTGTTGATGCGATATCACGGGACATGCTCACAACCAAGAAGCTACACAACAAACTCGATTATGACACGTTACGAGGGTCGATAGCAGACTGCGGAATGGCTATAGCTGGTGATCTCCCGGTTTTTGGGGAGTTTTACCGTATGCTTGGTCGTGACTGCGGAAAGCGCCGAGAGGACAAGGACCGGTCCATGAGCGGCATGAAGTATATGGCGCTAGGCTTAGAGTCACAGGTAGGGCCTGTGACTCAAGCTAGTAGATTTTCTTTCTGGAAGGCATTTGGGATAACTCCACAACTGCAAGTATCCATAGAGAGTGAATACGCCAAATTATCACCCAGTTTCACTAACCACTGCGATAATCGGTACTTACACCGATTTTTCACAAACACCACATTTTCGTAAACATGCGTAACAACGACAACAACAACATTAACGATACAAGAATTACACAAGCCACGGAAGGAGCCGATGACTTCCTCAACCTTATGGTTGACCAGCGAAGTCCGGCGTCCGTCCCCCCCAACTCAAGATTTGTGCAGCTCGTGCCCCTCAAGCTCAGGACCGACTACACAATTCGCACAAACGCCGACGGCCACGCATACGTGCTGGTCGCCGACACAATTACCAACCACTATGGTACCCACCCCTTTGTCGCTGCAGCGAAAACGTTATCTAACGTCGGACTGTCGCGTGAAATCCACCCCCTCTCGGCGAGCTTTGCCAGCTCGTTCGAGAGCTACGTTGTACTCGGGTACAGCCTGCACCTCCAATACATCGGCCCAAACGACACCGCAGCTGGTTATACCAACGTGTGCGTCGGCGAATATAACGCAATTACACTGCGGTCATTCGGCGACAACACAAGTTACGCATCGTCAGCCGCCTGGAATGCATTCGACATCGACGATGTCAGTACCTGGGCTCACACAACAGCGTATTGCAGCGACGACGACATTCATGTCAACGTCGCCAGCGATCGATCTCGATGGGACACTTTCGTGTCCACCGCCGATGGGGATAACTCCCTGGAGGCCGTCGAGACCGCTGGAAGCATCATCACCGGAACAGTCATCACTGTTCAGGGAATGCCGATCGACACGGATGTCTATCGCGTCTCGATGGAGCTTAACGTTGCCGGAGTGCCTAAACAGGCTTCCCTTCATGCAGGGGCAGCCAAGTATTCACTGCCTGACTCATTGTCTGGCGACATCGGATCAACGGCAGGTGCCGTTGCCACAGGCTCAGCCAACACTTACCACGGACGAAGACTCGGTCTTTCGGATACACTATCGCAACTAGTGTCTCCAAGGACTTTCAGTCGTGGTGCAGATGTGCTCCGTATGGTTCGGAAGCACTACAGGAAGATCTTACATCCTGTGTTGAATGAAGTCTCTCGGATGGGTATACCATTGGTGAGTGGTATTGCTCGCGGCGCTATGAAAATTGGCGACGTGATTGTGCAGATAGGTGACCGCCCCACAGCGCGGTCACTCTTCAATGTTGCTTCATCTAGGCTTACCAAGAGCCAAAAGAAGAAGTTAGCGGCCGCGAAACAATTCGCAGCTGGCTTGTGAACTCTTGTTGTATACAATAACGCACACACATATTAGTGACTATAGCACAAAACTTACATAAATAGTCACATCCACACACACACAAACACACACATGGCCAAGAGATGGCTCAAAACCGGTAACGACAATCGCAACAAACGTATTTCATCATGTCAAGTTAACACACTCTCACACGTTGACGATTATACCAAACACAAAATAACACAGCAGTTACATCTCAAGCCACCCCACACCACACCACTTCCTCCGGTGGAGCTGACACAGTTCTTTCTTATCCGAAAGATAATCAGTGCCCACCACCCCGCGTAAGGTTAACAAAATGCTCTTTTCAGAGCTGGGGGTTAGCTTTACGCACAAACCTAAATACAAAC